TTTTTAAAGAAATGGAAGGCCAAAGTTGGAGAACAAGAAGCAGAACGAATCAAAAATGTATCTAGTGCACGGGGGACATGCATGCACAAATTCCTGGAACATTATGTTCTCGGCACTGGCTGTGTTGATCTTACAGCAATCGGACAAGAGGCGCGTCCCATGGCCGATAAAATTATCGAGATTGGTCTTACACCGGTCGAAGAGTATTATGGGTCGGAAGTTATGTTACATTACCCAGGCCTATACGCGGGCAGTACAGACCTTGTCTGTTTACATAACGGTATGGAAACTATTGTTGACTTCAAACAAGCTAACCGTCCGAAAAAGGAAGAATGGATCGAAGATTATTATTTGCAAATCGCAATGTACGCAATGGCCCACGACTACGTCTACGGAAGTAAAATTGAGCAAGGAGTTATCATGGTTTGCACGCCTGACTTATATTATCAAGAATTCAAAACACAAGGGGCTAACCTTAGGTCTTGGAAACACAAAGCATTAAAAAGAATTGATATGTATAATGAACTTATACATGACGAGAAAGAACGAACAACATCAATGAAAGCGGAAGATTTTGTCAAATGAACTGTTGGCACTGTGGACATGAGTTGATATGGGGTGGAGATCACGATACCGAGGATAATGAGGATTATGATATAGTTAGTAATTTATCATGTCCTAAGTGTCATTCAGCGGTTGACGTGTGGCATCCATCAGAGAAATTAATAGAGGAGTATAAAAAGCATGACAGATCAAACGAGGTGGGGAATCCACGAAATACAGACGAAGAATAAGGCTATCAAGTACAGACAGGACCTTGTAGCTAAGGCCATGGAGACTGTGATCAAACTTGACGAAACAGGGATCACGGACCTGATGCTGCAGATTGAGGCAGAATATGAGCGTAAATATGGCAACAATAAGGCAGATAAGGTAGTATTATAGACAATGTATATGTATGGTAAAAAAAATAAAAAAAAAAATAAAAACTACTCTAGAAATAATGTCATTCTGTCACTTTGGTCTAGAAGTGTTGGTATATATGACTTTAGGGTAGACAAAATGTTGTTAGAAAAAGTGTCACCTGACAGATTATTTTGTCACTTAAGTCAGTATTTTAGTTTGCCTATGCGCGCGCGATACAAAATTCTGGAAAAACTGATTTTTTTTAGATACATATACAGAATATGAAATCCAGAAAAAAATCTAGAAGAATTGACAGCTACGAGAAACCTAAGACTGTAAAACAACAAGTTAAGTTTCCATACAAACGTGTACGTATAGATTGGATTGACATCATCACTGAAGGCGGCTGGGGTTCTGAGCGTGAGTTTAAAAACATGAAACTAGCTACACCTGTAAGTGAAGGTTGGTTATTTAGTAAAGATGAGGAAACTGTAAGAATCTTTGCTGGCTATGACGTTGACGATGATGGGTCTATTACTTTTTCTGAGCGTTCTGTGTTTCCGACTTCTTGTGTGAAGAAGATAACGAAGGTTCACTAACTTCAATTGCCTCAACAACTTCAGCATCATCTGACAACAAACTTGCGTAGTCTTCTTCGATCTGTGCCATCTTCATTTCTAGTTGCTCTTCTGTCATATCTTCTAATTTGCCATGTTTTATTATTTTTCTGTCTATGTATAGTCCTCCTGCCTTTCCACGATTTGTTTCAGCGTTTACAGCAGCAGAGAAAGAATTCTTTTTCAAGGCTAGGTTTTTAATTCTTGCTAATTCTGCGATGTGGTTTTCGTACGTCACACCAAATTTTAAATCTCTTTCTTGTTCTAATTCATCTTTGTATTTGACAACCAACGGCGATTGTCTTGGGTTAGTAAGTTCAGCTCCTTCTTGACGTGCTCGTTTGACTGAATATCCGGCCAGTTCTGCTGCTTCAGCTTTGTTGACAGGACCCTCTGGTCCGCCAAATACCAGGTATTGGCAAAACCTCTTTTGCATTTCTGTTAATCTTTTTGGAACTCCCATGTTGACTTTTTAAGGTAACTATCCTATATTGTCAATACTATGAAAGTACACAGAACTACAGAAGAATTAGCACTTTTAATTGAAGAACACAAAAAAGAAATTTGGGAATACAAGCAAAAAGAATCTGAGTGGGTTAAAACAAAAAATTTAGCTGACGGTTACAAGAAAGTTATTGAGGAGCTAAGTGCTAAACTTGTAGAGCAAGAAAAGTACATACAAAATTTAAATCAAGAAATCGAGAAACTTGTTGAAGAAAAAAACAAATGAGAGTAAGAGACCTACAACAATTTTTAGAATCATTTACAGCTAGAGATAAGTCTGCGTCTGGTCAAGGTAATGCCATTAGTGACGCTGTCATCTATGTTGAAGTAAATGGTCAACTACGAGAGATTAAAAAAATGGAAGTACATGAGAACAATCAAACTATATTTGGACTACATAAAAACCATCACTCTCACCGTCTTGTCATGAAAGTGGCAGAAGCATCAAGCATAATTATACCTGATAAGTTGCGTTAGAGCGTGTTGTGGTTACCTTGAAAAACATATGGGCCCAGAGGCAAAATTTTACCAACAAATCAAAAAAAATTTTAAGTCATTTTCACTTATTCGACTTGAAAACTCTAGCCTACTTGGTACTCCTGATCTATTGGTCTGCAATACTTCTGGGCACTTTTGCACTATAGAATTAAAGGTTACTAAAGGTAACAAAATCCGATTTAGTCCTCATCAAATTGCCTTTCATACACGCCATAATAAGAACACATTTATCATGGTAAAGGCCCTCGGTCCTTTACCCCCTAAAACTTCTCCAATATCCATGTACCGTGGTTCTAGGATCAGGGAGCTTGCTGCTTGTGGCTTGATGCTTGACGCTTGTTACTCTGGTTGGGATGCTTGTCGCTTGGCGCTTGAAGCTTGAGGTTGGTTCGAAAGCTTGCCGCTTGAAGCTTGATGCTTGTGGCTTGCTGCTTGGAGCTTGTGGCCCTGACCAGGTGCACGCTCGCTTGCAGCCGTCGCTTCAGCATTGCTAATGACCTGATCAGATACGTGAGGCGCCTGGTTAACAGCTAGCCCGCGTCCAGATCTTAGGACCTCACGATTACGTTTCCGTAATTCTGTATAATATTTTGGATGTTTAAATTCGAACATATTAGTGTTTACCATATTCAATATTTTTTACCAGCGGATCCCAACAAGCGCGACAGCTGCCGCATTCATTATTGTTATCAGGGGCTGGACAGCTTCGACTCTTTGTCGAGACTGTTGACGTATTGGCCCAGCTCTTAACTGGTCCCTGGTCAATCATCGGTGAACTAAATCTTACAACTAAATTTGCTGGCGCCTTGTGTATATGGTCCTTGATCCACGCTTCACGCGTTGGCATCCAGTGACGCTTAGCTGGTGTAGCTCTACAGACTTCGAATATCTTCTCGAGATGGTCCACGTCCTGCACGTCGCCTGAATCGTGCCATCTAAACACATCAGGCTTTTTAGAATTAATTAGTGTTGACATTGCCAGCACCCAGTCAGGGTGACTGATGGCTTCTAGTCTCTTATACTGAGCTTCTTGTACAACTTTAAAAACATAACAACCTTTTAAGGCATAGCAGCCTTCACAAACTGAATTTTTTATTTGTCTTAACTTGGCGCCAGTCTTGCATTCCTTCGCGGGTATACCAATTGACCAGCCGGGCATCTTTGACGGCTTCGACAGCCCTCCAACCAGGGTCCATGCTTCTTTTGTATTCATACTTTCTTCTCCTTTAGTTTATAGGATACAATAACATTATAATTTAATCTTGTCAAGCTTGCGGCTTGGCGCTTGCAGCTTGCCGCTTGATGTTTGTAGCTCGGTCCCTGATCCTGTAACCAGCGCGCGTGCTGTATATATACCTGAGTCATGGCCCAGCCGGGACGGCGGCTCACTGAGCCGCCTCCTGATCTTCTTTATCCCATCGCTCTTCGAAGCGTGCTCTAGTCTCCTCCTGGTCCTTTTTAACCATCTGGATTACCAGCTCTAACGCATCTGCTATTCTTTTTAGTTCATGTTCCATAGTTATTCCTTTCTAAATACATCCTACACTATCCCGTAACCATT